GTGCGCTTTCCATAGCTGCCTGTACCAAAGCCTGACCCGCAAGACTGGACGAACCAAGACCACGTGCCGCCATCTGTGCTGTGGCATTACGTAAGGCACCAGCTGCCCAAGCAGGTGGGTTCTTTGCGTCAAAGTTTGCAGTAAGCTGTGCAAGCTGACCTTGTACAGTAGCTTGCTGGGATGGGGTAGCCTGTGCCGCTTCGATCTGTTCAGTAAACTTTGCAGCCTTTTCGGCATCAGCTGCACCAGAGATAAGTTCACCCTGTTGCAATTCACGCTGTACAGGATTGTCAATAAGTGTTGCATTACCCTGTGCCGCATCAAGACTACCAACAGATGAGGCAGTTTGTTGTGCAGCTACAATGTTGGCATTCGGTGATACAGTACCTGTCGCAGCCGTTGTTGCATCCAGTGCAGAAGCAACGGCAGGGGCGGCAGTAGCTGCTTGCACCTGTGCGGCATCTGCCTCTTGTGACGGCACAGCCATAGCAGTCGTTGCCATAGCGGTTGGTACAGCCATTGCACCACTGACTTGGCCAGTTGTTGGATCAATAAGCTGGTCAGCTGTTGCTTGCATACCAACAGGCGCAACTGCTCCACCAGTCGGCAGACCTGGTGCCATAGCTTGTTGTACCATAATGTCGCCAATCTTTGGTGCTTCACCTTCGGGCATTGTAAAGGTAGGCACAGCCTGTTGTGGGAGTTGGGTTTGTGGGTTTTGTGCAACAGGACCACGTGGAACTGTAGTCGTTGGTACACCACCTGCAGCAGTAAATTTTTGTGCCTCTGCTATTTGCTGTTCAGACATTGGTGCAAATTTTGTTGCTTGTTCATCCATACCCATTGGAACGCGAGTATTAGGATTAGGCGTACCCTGTGCTACAGTACCAGTGTTTGCAGCAGGTTGTGAATACATAGGTAACGGTGGCATACTTCCATCAGGCAAAGGCTTTCTGTTGTCTACTGGTGTACCACCTAGACGTGGATCAGTTGTTGATGTAGGTCGTGCAAAATTATCCATAAATCTTGGGTCATAGGGCATACCAAGTACAGTTCCACCCGTCTGCATCTTCACTACACCACCTTTAGCCATCTGCATGGCCTTCTGTTGGTATGTCTGCATCTGCTGTTGACGCATGGGGTCTTGAGCAAGGTAGTCCTGAAAGCCCTGCATGTTGCCCTGATAACCCATAGCACGGGCAATCTTTTCCATGCCACTAGGCTTAAATGCTTTGAACATTGCCATTACTTAATTCCCATAAATACAGTGACCACCATAGCTACCACAAGAACAGTGCTACCCATAATCATCGCTTCTAAACGCCACATGCGTTTGTCCAGAGACTCCAATTTCTCATGCACTGCAGCGTACCTTATGGCACATTCTTTCTCGTGTGCCTCAAGTTCCATCTGAGTTTTGAACATGGGTTCCATAGCTGTCTCTGTAGCGAGTTTCATTACCAACCAGCCGGTGTTGCCTGACGCATTGGCGGGTTGGCCAGCGCAGTCATCTGGTCATCCAGAAGCGTCTGCATCTCGTCTTCGGTCTTGCCGAGTGACTCAAGCGTCTTGGTCTTGGCCCAGTCGCGGGTCACGCTGTCAAAGGCAACGAAGTCAGGGTCACCAGCTTCCGGCGTGTCCAGACCGGCGGTGCCGTATGCCGAGACAGACAGCGGCTGACCCTCTGCGTTGGTCTCACTGTCAGAGACGGCGGTGACGCGCCAGTGAATAGTCTTGATGCAATCGTCGTGGCCGTTTTCAGGCTGATTGCATACGTCGAATGTAAAGTTCCAAGTGTATTGGTTTGCCATCTCTATCTCCGTTATGCGTAGGGCGAGTCGCCAAGTACGTCAGTGTCCCACGCAGCTTTCAGTTCAGCAATCGTGGTTGCATTGGTAATTGCAGATGCAGCAGGTGCATCACGCAAAGCATTCTTCTTGGTTACAGATGCAGTCTTGGCTGCACTGTCGTCTGCCTCAAGTGCCTTCATATATACTACATCCTCTGCATCAAGCAGTGGACCACGCACTTCACGGATTTTGTCCTTGAAGATTTCTTTGGCCGTTGCCAAGTCTTCGCTGATGACGCTTCCGTTCAGAGACCATGCACCACGAAAGTGACGGTCAGAAGGAACGGTAGCCGTGGAAGCGTCAATCTGGTTCCCGTCCTTGTCTACGATGTAGGTTGTTGGCATAATTTACTCCTTATGCTGCTAGGTCTAAGTCGTCGGAGATGCGCCATGAATTGCGCCACTCACGAGTTCCCGGTAACTGCGACTTCTTGCAGATTACCATCTTCGGGCGGTTGCCCTCGTCCCACGTCTGCCACACAGACTGTGGTACATCTTTCATAATCAGGTATTCGATGGCCTGTTCTTCTGTCATCGGGCCAATAGGCGGTGTCTCGTGCAACAGGTAGCCACGAGTGTGCTTCTTGAAGTCGGGCTGGGCTTCGTCCTTTGCCAACTCCCAATAAACTTCGACAGGTGGCAGGATACCGCCCTGCAATGCACACGCCATCCAGTTGGGGTCGGGTACAAGTATCTTGGCGCACTCGTCAATGCTGTCCTCGTACACGACACGGTAGTCTGACTGCACACCCTCAAGGTTCTCTTTGGCCCAGCAGAGACGGTCCCAGAGATGTGTTCCGGTGAAGTCAGGCGTCATGCGAGGTCTCCCGAAAGCATAAAGCTAGTATTATTATTTTCTGCTGCGGCTAGTGTGCTAGTTGTTTTAGTCAGTATTTGTGTTGCAGAGGTTGTGTATGACCCACCAGCACTACTGAACATAACAACTCCGTTAAAGTTTGTGCCTCCCGAAGAAGAATAGCCTGTGTTTGAAAACGCCGTAGTCCTGTTGACTGTGACATCGCCAGTGCCGTTATCTGAAATGCTACTGTTGTTAAGGCTGTCTGTAAGGGAAGACACTGTCACACCAAATTGGTTGTAGTGTCCCCTGTGTTTTACAGTGCCTTCCACGACATACTCCGTACCCACGCTTCCCGCTGTGGAGTGTTGGAGGTCATCTGCTAAAATTGTTCCAGCCATTATGCTAGGTCTCCGTTCGCCAGAATAATATGGTCTATGTCATCTTGGGCCTGTGTATGTGGATCCCCAATCTCAAACGCAAGCACGGAAGATGTTCGCCTAGCAGTGTTTGTATTAAAACCTTTATCAAAAACTGTTGTTCTAGGTGTTCCAAGCTGCACCGTATACTGAGTCGAAAAAGAACTGGTGACTGAGTAAGAATAATCTCCGGTGCCGTGGTCCGTTCCCCCGCTGATGTTGAAACTCACATCGGTTACTGCATTTGAGTCTCCCTCTAACCAAGCCTTCGCCAGACCCTTCATCGTGTCCTGAGTAGAACCCGTGGTCTTTCCGATGTTATTTACTTTCAAGGTACTCATGCGAGGTCTCCGTGAACTACAACATTTCCATCAGTAGCATCAACCACACTATTACTGCTATTTTTAGAAACTGTCTTTAGTGTGTTTGTGGCACGACCACTAAAAGAAATATAATTAACGTGGTCTTCATGCGTGTATTGCCCAGACCAATCGTCAGTGCTGAAAGCATTAGTAAAGGTTAAATCAAAAACACCGGCAGACGTGTCTGTCCCGCTGCTCACGTTAAATGAAGTTGTTACGGATTGGTCTTCAAAATATGCCCAAACCTTCGCAGCATGTTGCTTCGTCAGCGTAACAGGACCGCCACTGGTGTTCTGAACTTCATCTACTTTCAAGGTCATCTGCGTTTCTCCTTACACAATCGACAGGTTGCCGTTGACGGTCAGAGTGACGCCAGTAGCGATGGTCAGCGGCCCTGCACACAGGCCGTTTTCGTCGCTATCGATTGTCACATTCGTATTTAGGGTCTGCTCGTGGACACGGAAGATGTCACCAGCAGATGAACCAGTCTCACCGTTCTCGCCCTTGTAGAGACCGCCGCCACCAGCGAACTCCGTACCGTTCTGACGAAGCGTACCTGTGAAGTTGATGTCGCCAGTAACGTCGAGTTTATATGAGGGGGTTGGGTCGCCGATGCCCACGTTGCCGCTGCTGTCGATGCGCATTGCTTCCGACTCTGTGCCGGAGGATGCTGTCTTGAAGATAAGATTAGTGCTGTTGCTGCCGCCAGAACCAGCTTCCAGCGTCATGTCATTGCCGCTGACCTTCA